CCAGAACTTAAATTGCAGAACATCGCAGTTAAATCTTTACAAGATGGTACGTTTTTATTAAAGAACAAGAACCGTGATATCTTCTTTAACTTGCAAGACAACAAGAAGAAGTTAATGGGTGTTCCATTCGGAGAAGATCCAACAAGGTTACTAGCTGCATGGCTCCAGAGCAATGATGGCTTAGATACTTATGAATATCTATCTAAGAAATACCAATAAGAAATAGGGGGACGAAAGTCTCCCTTTTTTTGTATATTACATATGCCAAAATTTATGCTTATTTTTGTAGAATAAAGGTATCATAAACAAATACGTATAGTGATAAATTCTGTGAGAAACACGGTTCTGAGTATTATAAATAAACAGAACAACGGATACATAACACCAGAAGAATTCAACAGCTTTGCAAAACAAGCTCAGTTAGAAATCTTCAATCAATACTTTGTGGACTTTAGAAACTCTAAAGTAAAAGATAGCAAGGGTTTTGAGACATCTGGTTACTCTGACGTAACAAAGCAGATGGACCAGACTATTGACTATTTCTCAAAGAATGTAGATTTAAACTTTACATCATCTACAGGTAGGTTCAATATGCCAAGTGGTTGGTTTTTATTAAACGTATTATATTATAATGGTAAAGAGGTAACTCACGTTAATCAAGAAAAGCTACACTACCTTTTAAACTCAAATCTTACAGCACCTACACAAACATACCCTACGTATGTTTTGCAAGGAAACGATATTACTATTTATCCAAATACTATTACTAGTGGGGTTAGTACATATTATGTGCGTTTCCCATATGATCCCAAGTGGACATATACAACTGTAAACGGAAGCCCGTTATTTAATCAGTCAGCCAATGACTATCAAGACTTTGAGTTAACTGAATCTGATTTTCCTAGATTAGTTGCTAAGATTTGTGGATACGCAGGAGTAAGCATTCGTGAGAGTGAAGTCTCTGCAGCTGCGAGAAATGAAGAACTTTACATGGATCAAACTCAACAATAATGAATCAAGAAAAATATTATACCAACGACGGGGTCAACCCTACTGATTCAAACTGGGGTACATATCAGAACGTTACATTGGGTGATGTAGTTAATAACTTCATTCTAATGTACATGGACGATGGTGATTTGTTGACAAATGTTAACAGATACAAAGTATTGTTCCATGCCAAGCGTGCTGTTCAAGAATTGAACTATGATGGCAATCGCCAAGTTAATGCCCTGCAATTAGAAGTTGGAGATGACCTTAAGTTTATCTTGCCTCCTGACTATGTGAACTATGTTCGCATCTCTATGTTCTGGGGTGGTGTATTATACCCAATGAGCGAGAATGTTCAAGCTAACTCAGCTACTGAATTCTTGCAAGACCAAGCTTATAATATTTTATTTGACGACCAAGGCAATGCTTTGATTGGAGAATCTAAATTAGACATATCAAGAATTGACAATGTCAACTACATATTATGCCCATTCAATAATCAATGGGGATGGTATGTAGATGGCTTGTGGTATTTTAATTATAACTACGGTGCTCGCTTTGGCTTAAATACTGAGACAGCAAATACCAACCCTACATTTAGAATTGACAAAGTTGCTGGTGTTATTAACTTTAGCTCAGGGATGCGTGATCGCTCTGTTGTATTAGAATACATCTCAGACGGATTGTATCCAGGTGATGACAATCAAATTGTTATTAACAAGTTGGCTGAAGAATATATCTACTCCTACATTAAGTGGGCTATTCTTAACACCAAGTCAAACCAACCAGAATACGTTATTAATAGAGCTCGTAAAGAGAAAGTTTCTAACTGGAGAAACGCAAAAATTAGATTAAGTAATTTACACCCGGGCCGCTTGTTGATGAACATGAGGGGTCAATCTAAGTGGATTAAGTAAACGATGGAGCTTCAAAGAAATTTCCTTTCAGGGGTCATGAATAAAGATCTTGACCCTCACTTTTTGCCTGATGGTACCTATCGGGATGCGATGAATATTATCGTAGGCGACTCTGAATCTTCTAACGATGGTGCAGCTCAAAACCTATTAGGTAACACTATGCTTAATAGTGATTTAGGTTTAGTTAATGCTAGATGCATTGGAGCCTTGTCTTATGATGCAGAGAACTTAATATACTGGTTAGTTACATCTGATTTAGCTGATGTGATTTATGAGTATAATGAATTGCTTGCTACTACTACTGTAGTACTTAGAGCAAGTAAGGGTTTAACAACAAAGTCTATTTTAAACTTTAATAAAGACTACCCTGTAACAGGGATAAACTATATTAATGGTTTATTATTCTGGACAGACAATTACAACCCTCCACGTAGAATAAATATTTCTCGTTGTAAGTCCTACCCTACAAATGGATTTACTGAATCAGATATCAATGTAATTGTAAAGCCACCTATCAGTGGACCAATAATTGGTTTAACAAAGGAAGGAGATGCAACAAGTCTTGATAATAGATTTATCTACTTTGCTTATAGATATAAGTATGTTGACAACGAATATAGTGCCTTGTCACCATTTTCTCCGGTAGCTTTTTCACCTAAGACCTTTGCTTATGACTATGGTGTATCTGAGAACATATCAATGGTTAACACTTACAATACAGCAAATGTTAGCTTTAATTCAGGAGACAGAAACGTAAAAGAGATTCAGTTAATTTATCGTGATACATATAACTTAAACGCATATGTTATAGATAATATTGTTAAGGCTGATAATTTTTATGCAGACAACCAAATCTATACTTATACATTTAAGAATGATAAGGTATATACGGTATTGCCTCAAGACCAGATAAATAGATTATTTGATAACGTACCATTAAGAGCAAAATCTCAAGAATTAATTGGCAGTAGATTAGTTTATGGAAACTATACTCAGTTCTTTAGTTTAAATACTTGTTTGGGTACAGGATTAGATCCGGCATTTTCTTTATCATTAACAACTAGTAATATCGAATTAGGTGTACCTAAGCCTACATTTAAAAGTAATAGAGATTATGAGATTGGTCTTATATACTTAGATGACTATGGTAGATCAACTACAGTAATTACGCCTACAGCTAATACAAATACAATTACTATTCCGGGCTCGAACTCAACGAAAGCAAATAACATTCGTGTTACAATCTCAGGTTCTTATAATCCTCCTTGTTTTGCGACTAGCTATCGATTGACGCTTAAGCAGAATAAGCAAGACTATTATAATATCTATCCTATTACTTATTTTATTGATGGTCAGTTTAAGTGGTTTTTAATTAACCAATCTGACCAAGACAAGATTAGTGTTGGGTCATACTTCTTTTCTAAAACACCAACTAACCCAGCACCTGATACAAGATACAAGGTGTTAGATTTAGCTGTAAAGAGTTTAGACTTCTTAGGTAATGATACCACTCAGCCTGCTGGTGTGTACTTTAAAACTAAGATTAATGACACGGCACTTCCTGCATTATACTCTTATAGTAACTGGAGTGCGGCTGGAGTAAACCCAGGTCTTCCAATTAATAATCCTTTTGTTGTAGCTGAGAAAGCTATATTCTATGGCAAAGGATTAAATGATATGATTACGAGTAATGGTAATATATTTACTAGTACTAAGTACGATGCAAGATTTTATATTGAAATAGCAGAGGTTGGAGTGGTTGATAAATTTGCTTGGTATATTTGGGTTAATGGAGAGGGGAAAAAATACGTTGGAACTTTATCTATTACAGCAGGTGTAGACCAATTATTATCTTATACTTATACAAATAACAATATTGTATATACAATATCTTGCACCATTAGATTTGCTACAGCAACAGGTCATACAGCTAGTGATTTCTGGACTATTATGGGCCGTGCTCCATTAACAGGAGGCTTTAGTATATTTGGAGGAGATAGAGCAGGAGGGGCATCTTACCCTATTGTAACAATGCAACCTTGGCAGTTAGATACTAACTCTCCTAGAGATAGACCTATTGAGGCGGGAGCTCTTGTTACATTTAGTACTAAATACAATCCGGAGGACTATGAGAATACAGTAAACCAATCATTTGTAGCAACAGGCAAGTACACTAATATTGAGGAGTGGTTTATTGAAGACGGTGTTTACTCTAAATTAAAATCATCTCTTTTGATTGATGGAGAGAAAGACGTTCAGTTTAGAAGAGTTAATGCGTTACCTACAAGTAACACAAATGCTACAACTAACCAGGGTGGTTCTATTTCTGCAACTACATTGAACAATACTGTTGCGATGTATTTCCAAGGTGGAGGAGGTGCATCATTGTATGCAAGAATGACTGTTATTCAGCAGTCTGCGTTGACCATATTAGAAACGGTACCTAGCGAATCAAACCAAGATATATACTATGAGCTTTCAAAAACGTATCCTATTGTCAATGGTAATCATGTTGGAAATGTTCAAAATCAAATTACTGCAAGTAATACGCCAGCCATAATTGACTTAAATACGTTTGATATTAATTCTGACTTTAATGCTTTTTGCTTTGGTAACGGAGTAGAGAGTATTCAAATTAGAGATGACTTCAACTCTCCTAAGATGGAATTTAGCCCACGTGCTAACTCAACCATCGAAGGGTACGATCAGCAGACATTGGTGCAAGCGTTAACTTATAGTGGTGTATACCAACAGACTACAGCTGTAAACAGACTCAATGAGTTTAACTTGTCTCTTGGAAACTTTAAGTACTTGGATAGATTCTTTGGTTCTATTCAAAAGTTATACTCAAGAGATACAGACTTAGTCGTATTCCAGGAGAACAAAGTTTCGAAGGTATTATATGGCAAAAACTTATTGAGTGACTCTACCGGTGGTGGTGTTGTTGCATCAATTCCTGAAGTACTAGGTACCCAGATATCTTATGTGGGGGAATATGGTATTAGTA